AGCAAGTGCTTATGCTTTATCTGCAGCAAATTCTGCATCTTTAACTGCTTATAATGCAGCAAGTGCTTATACTGCTACTGGATCACATAACAACACAAGTGCATCAGTTGGATATGCAGCAACAGCGGGTAATTCTAGTAGTACATCGCAGACATATTTTTCATCTGCAACATTTGGAACAACAAGTAATGCAGGTGTTACAGCATCTGGACAGATATATACAGGGGTAAGCACACCACTTGCAAACTTTGCGGGAACTGCAAGTGCTCAATTATCTGTTATTCCATCATCATCCGTAAGTAATATTGGTCTTATTATTAGAAAAAATGGTTCTTCAACCTCTAATCTACTTGAAATTCAAGATTCAGCAGGAACTTCATATGTTACTGTAAATAGTACGCATGGATTATCTGCAAATGCTACTTTTTCAACAAGAGCTTCATCTGGTGCTAGTGATGCAATTACTATTGGTACAACTACGGGGTACTATGGAGATTTGCTTAGATTAAATAACTCCGCTGCAACAAAGGTAGGTGGTATTAATCAAACTGGTCAAATTTGGACAGGCTCTACACAACCATTGTTATTAAATCAAGCTTCAACAATTACTAGCATGACAGTTTTAGCTGGATCAAATGCTTCTGTAACTTTAGCAAACCATACTTTAACCACTGGTCAGATTGTATACATCTCTGGTGTTACTCCCACAACATATAATGGAACATGGAATGTTTTGTCAACTCCCACCGCATCTATGTTCACCATTGGTAATACTACTGGTTCTGCATGGACTTCGGGCGGTTCTGTTGGATATGCCCCACAAATGTCTATTGCAGCTTCCTCAAATGTTGCTGGACTTATTTTGAAATCAATAGCAGCAGATACTGGTGCTGCCACAAATATGATTGAAGTGTGGGGTTCAACAAATAATAGCACACTATTTAGTGTAAATAGATTTGGTCAGGCACAAATTGCTGGCTTAAGTTCCACAAGTGTTCTTGGTGCGAATAATACAAATGGTTACACAGTAATAAGAGCATTAAATTCAAATGCTTCAGCAGCAGTATTTGTGGGAAGAGGTGTGTCTACTCAGCAAGCAGACTTACTACAAATACAAAATAGTTCTACTTCGGCAATTTTTGCAGTAAATTCAATTGGTCAACTATTAATAAATTATCCTAATGGTACACAATTCTCAGCATCCCCTGCTATGATTTCTGCATCTACATTAAATGCAACAACTAAAGGAATTCTTGTTCAGGGTTCTGCTTCTCAAACTGCCAATTTACAAGAATTTCAAAATTCAGCAAGCACTGTTAAGTTTGCTATTCAATCAGATTATCCATCATCATCTGCAACTGGTGCATCATCATCATATGGAGTATGGATGTATTTAGGAAATACAGCTTTAGCACCATCATCAAATCCATCGGGTGGTGGCTATATGTATGTTGATTCAGGATCTTTAAAGTATAGGGGACCTTCAGGTACAGTTACAACATTGGCGGTACCGTAATGTCTTATAAATTAAATATTTTATCTGGCAACCCAATTTCTTATTATACTCTAAATGGAACACTTTATGATGAATTAAATTCATCAGCATCTGCAACAGCAACAAACTATTCTTTTACAACCCCTCCAGTAATTACAAATAGCGGTTCTGCTTTTAAAAATTTATTCACAACATCTATATCTTTTCCAAATAATAATTTAGAAGCATTATCAAAAAACTTTGAGGATAAAACTTTTACTGTTTCTTTTTGGTTTAGTTTAAACAATCAATTAACTGGTAGTGGGTATGGCACTAATCCAATAAATACAACAAATAACAAATTAGATTTATTTCATGTAAATTCTACAACTCCCAAAATATTTACTGTTTATTATGATTATATTTCAAATACAATACGTTTAAAAGTTGCGGGATCTGCAAATACTGAGGCATACATACCATTAAGAGATATGAATACCGCATATTATGTAGTTGCAACATATTATAATAAAAAATTATCAATAGTTGTTAATGGTGAGCAAGGAGTTCTTGGATACGTCTATGACGCATCAACAATAACTAATTATGACAAAAGTACACTATACTATTCTTTAGGAAGCAGTATGGGTTACAACTTAAAAGTAAATCATTTCCTGATAAGTGATATTGCTATGTATAATCGTCAACTTAATATTAGAGAAATTAATCAACATTTATCTTGGGCTTTTAATGATGCAAAACCAACGTCATATTCTAAACAATCTTCTGAAATATCTTTTGTAAACATAAAAGCTTCAGAAAATTCTTTAAATTATGTGTCTAATATTTCTGGTAAAGATTTTAATGCTAAAGGAATTTATCGCAATTTAAATATAGATAATTTTGGATTATCTCCCAAAAAAAATGATAGATCTAGTTGGGTAACTTACTCTGGAAGTCCTACCATCACAACCAGCAGTTCTAATGGAATTTCTTGGTCTGGAATAGGCGGAGTAAAATTAAATAACATTTATCCTCAATTTAATTTACCAATATTTATGATAAATTTGCAAATTAAAAGATCAAGTGTCCAACAAGAAAATATTTTTAGTTTTGAAACATTTAATGACAATTCTTATATATATCTGAGCACTAGTTCTTTAAACTATAGTTTGAATTATTTTAATCCAATAACAAATTTATCAAAAGTAATTTTTTCAACTGCTTCCGCCCCATCTAGTGGTTCAGCAAACATAGCTCTAGTATTTGATACAGGAACTATTTATTTATATACGTCTGATGCAGGTTCAGCTGTATATGACAGATCAAGTGACATAACACTAAAAAATATTAAGTTTACAAAATCTACAAACATTGTTATTGGTAATTTTTCAGCATCACCATCTACATTTTCTTCAAGTGTTAAAAATGTTGGAATATCTGAAATAACAACTTATAGTTTTAATTCATTTAATTGGTCAAAACCAGTCACACTGATGACAAAGTTGACAAATACAGAAGATCCTTATGTTGTTTCTCAGTATGGTTATTGGCAAACATCAGTGCCAGTAACAAGAATTAATAATTCTTTCATATCTCAAGTTGATTGGAAAACAATGGATAATTGTATTGTTTCAACCTCAACGGACAATGGTTCAAGTTTTTTTGTTATAAACAAAAACTCACCAATTAAAAATTATAATTTATCAAATATTCCTAAAGATGCTATTGTAAAAGTTGAACTTTATACAGATTATTATGTAGAAAATAAAACTCAAAGTTTTAATAATTTATCAATAAGTATTGTAGACACTGTTCAAACAAAAACTGATTTAAATTATTATAATCTCAAACCAATAATAACATCATCAGCAACAAGCCCTTCTTTTAAGAATGGAAGTATCCCTATTATTTCAAATCCATCAAATTTTGGAATTAAATTTTCTGGTGCATCTGCTCAACCCCCAGCATATTTATCTGCATCCACACAATTTGGAACTTTTGGCGGGATTGATTTTTGGTTCAGAAACGATAATTTATCTGGCTCTGCAATTATTATTTCCAGTGGAAGTAGTATCAATGTAGAACCATTTGCCTATATATCCAATTCTGGCTATTTAGTACACAATGCTTCAATAGCATATGTTAATGGAGCGTCTGTAGTGTCTGGTTCGGCAAAAATTGATTCTGGAACTCCTTACCATATAGCAGTAGTTCCAAGTGCTTCAGTTTCAGCAAGTTCTTTTTACATGAATGGTCATCCTAATACTGCATCAATAAATACATCTTGTGCAACATATGGAATGATTAACATTTGGACAAACCAGCCAAGTTCAAGTGTAATATCATCCGTATACAATGCTTATGCTGGAAGAATTACTCAAACAATTATTGATGATAATACTACAAAGATTGTTCCAAACTTGGCAAATGATTCTGTATTTGCTTATAAAATTGGTTAATTCATGTACAATAATTTGGTTTTCATAGATAAAAATGGTAAAATCTATTTATGGGTAAAATGAAAATGACACAAATTGAAGAAGTAAGCTATGGATTATATCTATGGGAAATGCCAAGTGGAGCAGTTGTGACCGATGAAGAGGGCAACTATTTAAATGTAGCAGCTATGAAGGGTGATGTTAGAAAAATTAATGCACTAAGACAAGCAGCAAAATCACTAGGTTTAGAAGAAGGAAAGCCAATTTGGTTTTCAGGACATAGACAAATAACTGATGATGAATATCAGCAACAAAGAGAACGCATGGAGTGGGGACTAATTCCTGATGAATTAGATGTACCTGCCATTAAAGAAGATCTTAAAGAGAAAAAGAAGATGGGTATTATTTAATGTCAGAATTATTAGATGACGACAACCTACAAACAATTAGAGTTGTATCCGATAGAGATAGAATCAGACAAGAATCAGAAGTACATTTTGATGACCCATTTTCAAAAAGCTGGGATGATTTAAAAAAGATTGATGGTCTTAGTGAAAACTTTAAGCGTAGAGCAAATAGATTAGAAAAATCATTTACTGGTATAGATGATGCAAAATCTAAGAAGTTAGATCCGCTTGACCTAACTGGATATTCCCTGTTTATGATTGTTCAGCCCCCATATAATGTTATGTACCTATCTCAACTCTTTGACTTATCACCATTTCATCATGCAGCAGTAGAAGCAAAAACTGCAAATATTATTGGACTAGGTTATGACTTTGAAGAAACACAACAAGTTTTAGATAAAGTTGAAGATGTAATGAATGATGCAGTCAAATTAGATAAACTTCGCAGAAAAATTTCTAAAGGTCGTCAGGAATTAAAAGATTATTTAGAATCTATGAACTCTGACGATGGTTTTCTAGAAACTATGAAAAAAATTGTAACAGATTTAGAAACAACAGGAAATGCCTACCTTGAAATTGGTAGAACATCATCTGGAAAAATTGGTTTTCTTGGTCATATTCCTACAATCACTATGCGTATCCGCCGACATAGAGATGGTTTTGTGCAGGTTGTTTACAACCGCTATACATTCTTTAGAAATTATGGAGATACCACAACGGAAGATCAAATTGGTACAGATCCTCGTCCAAATGAAGTAATTCATTTTAAAAAATATTCACCAACTAACACCTATTACGGAATTCCAGATGTTATTTCTGCAAAGAATGCTATTGCAGGTGATGAATTTGCACAGCGTTACAACTTAGACTACTTTGAGAATAAGGCTGTTCCTAGATATATTATTACTGTTAAAGGTGCAAAGCTAAGTGCAGACTCAGAAAGAAAACTTTTAGAGTTTTTCCAAACAGGTTTGCGTGGAAGAAATCACAGAACACTTTATATTCCACTACCTTCAGATGGAGAACAGGCTCGTGTAGAGTTTGAGATGAAAGCAATTGAAGCAGGAATTCAAGATTCTTCATTCAAAGAATATGCTGTAGAATCCCGTGACCGTATTCTTTTGGCACATCGTGTACCAATTTCAAAAATTGGTTCTCCGCAAGGAATGTCTTTGGCTGGCGCAAAAGATGCCGACAAAACATTTAAAGAGCAAGTATGTAGACCAGCACAAGAATACATTGAACACAAAATTAAAAAAGTTATTGCTGAGATTACTGATATGTTTACTCTTAGATTTAATGAACTTACTTTAACAGATGAAGAAACTCAAGCAAGAATTGATGATGTTTACCTTAAAGATCAAGTCATCGTTCCAAATGATGTTAGGCTCCGTAAAGGTCTTCCACCAAGAGCTGGTGGAGATACTCCATTAGTAATTGGTCCTAAAGATGCAGCAGAGCAAAAAGCTCAAGAAAATGGAACTCGCCAACGTGATCAAAAAAGAAAAATTAATGCACCAGATACACAAGGTGATGCAAGAAACCCGCAGGGCGAGGGAAGAACCCAATCTTAAGGAAGGTATAATACCATAAATTTTGTATTATGAAATAAAATTGGTATTATTTAAATAACATGAATATTGAAAAATCAATTTGGTCAAATGGAAGCAGAAAGATGAGTCTTGCTTTTCCTATTGCTAAAGTAGATAAAGAAAATAGAACTGTTTCAGGATTTGCAACATTAGATAATGTTGACAAGCATGGAGACGTTATTACAGCAGAAGCCAGCAAAGCTGCCTTTGAGAGATTTCGTGGAAATTTACGAGAAATGCATCAACCAATTGCCGTAGGTAAAGTTTTATCATTTAACGAAGAAGATTTTTATGATGCAGATTCTGGAGTAAATCATAAAGGCGTTTTTGTAGAAGCTTATATTTCAAAGGGTGCACAGGATACTTGGGAAAAAGTATTGGATGGCACCCTTACTGGATTTTCTATTGGCGGTAACATTGTAGAGGCATCTAATGATTCAGATGATGAAGATAGTCATAGAGTTATTCAGGCGTACGATTTACAAGAACTTAGCCTTGTTGACAATCCCGCAAATCCATTAGCAAATATTTTTTCTATTCAAAAAAACGGTGATGAATTAATTTTTAAAGGTATGGCAGTAGACCTTGAGACAGAAAATGTATTTTGGTGCAAATCAGATCAAATTGCAACAGCATATTCTGGAGAATCAAAAGATTGCAGTGTTTGCGGAGATTCCATGCAAACAATTGGCTGGGTTGAGAAATATGATACGGAGAAAAATTCTTCTATCAAAAAAGTAGTAGATTCTTATTTTAAAAAAGATGATGCTCCAGGACCAAATCATGGTCCAAATGGAACTACAGACTCCCCATCCTCCCCATTAAGTGTGACCTCTGAGGATACAATTAACTTGTTTCCAGACCAGGCGGGAAACAATATTGGCACTACAAAAGCCAAGAAAAAGAAAAAGAAAAATACAATCAGCAAAGGAGGTAGTATCGTGGCAGATTTAAGCCCAGAAGAACTAGAAGAATACGACCAAGCTGAAGAAATCAATGAAGTTGTTGAAGATACTGATGTAGTAGAAGCTACAGAAGTGGCAGAAGTTGAGGTTGATGAACTAGATTTTACGAAAATGGTTACTGACCTCAAAGACTTTGTTGGAGAAAAGCTTGAGAAGAGTGTTGAAAAAACAACCGATGACACTAATAAACTGCAAAAAGCATTTGAATTAGAAACTGCGGAAATTACAAAGAAATTTGATGAACTTGCTGTTGAAAAGCAAGATTTAAGAAAATCAATTGACACTCTGACAGATCTTGTCAAGAGCCTTCAAGGTTCACTACAAGACACACAAAAAAGACTTGCTATGTATGAAAATGACACAGCAATTAAGAAATCTGGAGATGTAGACGTTCCAGAAAAATCAATACAAAAAACAAGTATATGGCAAGGTTCCTTCCTCGGAGTCCAAGACTTATAGTCTACAAAAAAAACAAAAAATCCCCTTTTGAAAGGTAGGTGAAATAAAAAAATGAGTAACGAACTTTTACAAAAAGCAATCGGCGGTTTAGTAACCACAACAGGTGATGGTAACGCAACTTCACTTGCAAACGATTCAAATCTAAGCACAGTAGGTGCTGACGGTGTAACAACTCGTGGTGGTTCAGGTCTTCTCTATCCAGATCAGGCTAATCGATTCCTAGATTACATGTGGGACGCTACAATTTTAGCAAAGCAAGCTCGTACAATCCGTATGCGCTCAAATACAACTGAAATTGATCGTGTTGCAGTAGGTCAGAGAATTATGCAGGTAGCTGCAGAAGATTCCCCAATTGACTACACTGGCTATAACGCTCCTGGTATTACAGCAAGTCCAGCTACATTTTCAAAGATCTCTCTAACAACTCGCAAATTGCGTCTTGACTGGGAAATTTCTGCAGAAGCACTAGAAGATAACATTGAAGGTCCAGATCTAGAAGATCACATTGCTCGTCTTATGGCTACACAAGCTGGTAATGACGTTGAAGATGTATTGATTAATGGATCAGGCTACAATTCTTCAGGTCCTCTAATGTCAGCATTCAAGGGCTTCCGTCAGTTAGCAATTGATAACGCACACGTTGTTGATGCAGGTGGATATGGTCTTAACAAGCTGATTTTCAATCAGGCTATTAAGGCACTTCCTCGTAAGTACAAGCAACGCCGTAATCAACTTCGATTCTTTGCAGGATCTAACTTGGTACAGGATTACCTATATGGTCTAACTAACACAAGTAACAACTTCCTCCCGTTTGATATCTCTTCAGGTATTATTCGTGGCGATGTTGCTGCTAACGATGGTGGTCCAGGTACTGTAACGCCATTTGCATTCGGAATCCCAGTTGTTAACGTACCGTTGATGGATGAGACTCGCCCATACATTGGAAGCGGTAGCAAGAGTGGTACCGATACAGGTCTTCACGGTGAAGTACACTTGACGTTCCCACAGAACTTCATTATTGGTATCAAGCGTGATGTTGTTGTTTATCGTCTGTTCCAGCCAAAGAAGGATACAATTGAGTACACTCTCTTTATCCGTGTTGGTTGTGCAATTGAAAACTATGACGCACATGTTATCGTACAGAATGTTAGAGTTTCTGGCACAGAAGCTCCATCAGTATCTTCTCTAGGTGCAGGATCAATCGGATCCCTAACCACAAACCCAGATGCTACAAGAGGTTCTTATGTAAACTTCCAACCAGGTGTCAACAACCAAGCTGCACAGGGTTCTGGATTGGGTACATTCTAATTTCAGTTCATTTAAAGATAAAGGGGGCAATTTGCCCCCTTTATTCTTTTTTAACATTATTTGGTATAATATTTATATAACGAAAGGAATCAAATGTCATTTGATACTCTTAAAATTAAAGAACTAAAAGAAATTGCAGAATCTTTTGCAGTAGATGTACCAACCAAAATTTCTAAGCAGCAATTAATTTTGCTTATGGAAGAAGAGGGAGTTACATACGATGCATACAAAAGATTCTTTGAGGCGGAAAAAGTAGAGCCTGAACCAGACTTTACTCCACGCCCACCAAAGATTGAAGGAAATGCTCCAGATGTTGTTTTGGTAAAAATGGATAGGGGTAATTTTACATTCCAAGCTGGAAATCATGTATTTACCAAGCAACACCCATTTATTGCTATGACAGCAAATGAAGCTCAGTCAATCTTTGATTCATATGAAGGTTTCAGATTAGCTACACCTAGGGAAGCCCAGGAATTTTATAGCTAATTTGTTGGAGGAAGTAAGTGCAACAAATTCATAATGGAACGAATCAAACGCTCACATTAGATATATATAAGAACGGTTATTTATCAAATGCAGATGGATCCGTATTTGTAACTATAACAGATGCGGATACCTCTGCATCAATTACTTCTGGGTCTGCTTTTAACGCTCCCCCAGATGGTAGGTACACCTTTGACCTATATGCAAACTTTACAACATTAAATCGGGTGCTAAAAGTTAGGTGGGACTATGTGGTTAATAGCGCATCTACTTTTCAAACACAGTATGTTCAAATTGTAACTCCTTATGCATTAGTTAGTGATATTGTAGATTATTACAATATTGGTCCAAAACCCTCAGACTTAAATTATTATTCAGAGCATGACATAACAGTTGCAGAACAAGTAGCAAGACTAATGGTAGAAAATTATACTGGTCAAAAATTTGGAACAAGATATGACTCTCAAGAACAATTTGGAAGTGGCTCGGATGCTTTAGAGCTAACAGAAAGAATGCTGACAATTGACAAGGTATATGAAAATAGTCAACTTGTTATAGATTATACAAACAATTATAATATTTTTGGATATGATGTAGAGCTTACTCCAACTGGAAAAGCTATGAGAATTAAAATGGATACATCTTATGGAGACGTTCGGTACGATAATCAAGTTGACCCAACTATTCTTTATTACGGATCATTCAGAAATCATACTAGATATAAGGTTGTTGGTCAGTTTGGATACAACTATGTTCCACAAGATGTTAAATTATGTACAATGTTACTTTGCGGAGATTTAATGTCAAATGATGCTGCTTGGAGAACAAAGTACCTAAACAAAATTAGTCTTGCAGAAGTATCTTTTGAGTTAGCAAAGGGAGCATTCAATGGAACTGGAAATGTTATTGTAGATTCAATACTAGATGGGTATAGAAATATC